GTGCAGTCCAAGCTTCTTGAGCATTGTCATAAGCGATGGCAGAGCCTTCGTTTTTAACAGGTGCTGCTGAGAAACCTGAAAGTTTTGTTTCTTCTTCGAAAGAACGTTCTGAAGTCTCTGTTTCATAGATTTCTTTATGTTCTTCACCGTATCGAGCATATTCCAAACCAAACAATGCGTTTAAGCCTGGGAGTAACTCTTTTAATAACTGTGCGCGTGAAATTGCCATTTAATTACTCCTTAGATTAAGCAGCGTAGTAATTGTGAATACCGAAATTAATCTTCACAAGTACTTCTGGGTATGATGTAAACACAATCGTTGAGCCTGATGGGATCGCTGTAATAGAACCAGGAACCGCAATAGCTGCGTTGATTGCAATGGATGTTGTACCAGCAGCATAACCACCTGAGTTTGCTACAAATGAACCAGTTTGAATCAACTGACCAGATGCATCAAGATAAGCTACATCAGCACCTTGTGGGATAGCTGAAGGTAAGCCTGTACCAGTTAACGTAATAGTTGTAGTTGATGATGAGCCAGTCGCAGTAACTGCAGTAGCTGTATCAGGAACTAAACTTAAAATACGGAATGGTAAAGCTGTTGATGGTGTTGCTGTTGGAGCTACTAAACCGTTGTAAGAATCACCTGTGTTGGTGCTACCTACTAAGTTAGAGCCTGCTAAGTTTAAACCAACAATAGCTTGTGAAGCTGAAGCAATAGTTGTAGAGCCAGATGCTGTAACCATAGCAGCTTTAATAACGATATCTGGATCATCAGCAACAATAGCTTTAATATCGCCAGCAGCTGTATTAGCTGGGTAATATTGGCTAAACAATCTTTGTTTAGTTGTTGGGTTTGTATAAGAACAGCCTAAAAATACGCCAATAGTTTGTTTACCTGATGTGCTATTTGTAATAGAAGCACGAGTAACTAAACCACTAGAGACTGTTACGAAGTCGCCGTAAAAAATTGACGTTGCGTAGTTATACTGAATCGCATACTCACGTGTTGAGCCAGCATAAACTTGACCGCCAATAAGATTTACGGGCTTAAAGCCGTATGGGCCTGAAATACTTGGGTAAGCCATTTAAATCTCCTTAATTAATATTATTTACCTTTGCCAAATGTGGTACTAGATTTACTTTCCCTAAAGAGAGGCATTCTAGGATCACTTTGACGCATTAAATTATTATCTACAGCTTCTGTTTGAGATTGTGTTAATTTATTGTAATGTGCATTACGTTGGTCAACAAGCTCAGTAGGAGTTTTGCAGAGTAATAATCCGCCAATCTCAATATTGTCTTTAAAACGACTATCAGGATCGACTAACAGTTGGAACTTTGGTTGCTCTTCAATTCTTACAGGTTCCCATCCTTCTCTTAATTTACCAGAAAGATTACGAGGATCTGCAGTGTTTAAAGTAGAAACACGAATCCATCTATACGCGTAACCAGCCTGTCTATCAGGCTCAGGAAGTAATTCTGGTGCTGACCACTGCTTAGGGCGCTCCGTTACTTCACGAGTTTCAAGGTCACGAGTTGTTCTTACATCATTTAATTCATTGTTGCTGTTTTTAATATCAGACATTTTAAGACTCCAATTTAGATTGTGCGATGGCATATTGCTCTGCTGTTAGACCGAGTTTCTTGGCTAACGCTACTTGCGTTTTACTTAATACAATTTTTTTGGATGAAGTACTACGTTTAGCAGAGGCAACTACCGTGCTGGATTTTGATTTTTGTTGAGCTTTAGGCTCATTTTGTGAATCGTCGAGACCTAATTCTTCTGGGAATCGTCGTCTCATTTCTTGATTTATTTTATTATAATACTCGTCTGTTCCAATAAATGCAAGCCCATATTGATTTGCTAGGTCATTATGATAGTCCATAGCATATTTTCTTAGTCTTGGCTTACTAGAATCGACATACCAAGGGTTCTCAGAGACCCATTTAGCAGCTTTTTCATCCATTTGAGGTGGGCGTTGTGGCTGCATATTTTGTCTTTGTTGAACATAGTTTTGCTCAGATTCTTGAAAATTCTCAGTTGTAGGCTTAAAATTCTTAGCTTTATCCAACTTTAAATTAGCATTAACTATCTCTTGTTGTGCTTCTAGTACTTTATCAGAATCACCTGAATCATAAGCTTCTTTATATGCTTTTTTAGCTTTTTCTAGCTCTAATTCAGCATTAGCTTGATAATTTACAATTAATTCTTTTTCACCTAAGTGAAGTACATTTTTAAGCCTTTTATTTTCTTCTAAAATAGCTTGGGCTACAGCTAGAGCTTCTTGTTGCTCTTTATATGCAGCTTCTTTAGCACGTCTTTCGTCATGCCAAGCTTTTTTATATTGCTTAAATTTAGTCTTTACATTCTTAGAGTAGTCTTCAGATTCATCAACTTGTTCTAGTTCGTTAACTACATCTGCAGATAAAGGTTCAACATTACGGTCTTCTTCAGGCGTATCGTCTACTATTTCTACTTCTAGCTTACCTTCATCTTCTTCTACTTCTACTTTTACTTCTGGTTCTTTATCTTCTATTTCGTCGGGAAACTTAAACTCTTCTTTTTCTTCTGTAGCCATATATTTCTCCTATGAGCTTCTTTTAATGCCACGTGGATCTTGCACAACTGCTTCCACAGAATCATCATTAATCATTCTAAAATCCTTGCCGTGAATAACTAAGCGAGTACCAGCGTTTGGTCTGACAATCACAAAGTCACCTTTTTTACACCAAGGTCCTGTGGGGAACTTTCTTTCATCTTTATATGCATCAGGGCCTACTTCAACTACAAATAATACTGTAGCTAATAATTCTTCCCTTTTAACATAATCATCTGATAATGCAATTCCACCTTCTGTTACTTTATCCACTTCGGGTACAGCACATAAAATGCGATAACCTGATGGAATCGGTACTTGTTTAGCTTTATCTTCTAAAGCAATTTCTTCTTGTACTTCAGCTTCTGCTTCAGATTTACGTTGATTTAACAACACATTTAAATCTTGGGCTTGGGCTAAGTTTAGATCACTCATCCGAGTCCTCCATTGTTTTGTTTAGGTCCTTTATGTAGTTTCGTGCAGTAAGTAGGCCTGTTACTTCTCCGCACACTTTTTTGTACTCCTCAAACGTATCAATGTTTCCATAAGATATATGTTCTTGAAGTTGCAAAATCTTTTCGTCTAGTCGTTTAACTAGTATTTCTAAAGCCTGTAGTGTTTCCACTTGCATTTGTTATTACTCCTTTGGTTTTTGTGTCTTGCGTTGTTCAGCAAGTCTTTGTTGAGTTCTTTGTCTCATCTCCTCTAGTTTAAGTTCATGTTCCTGATCGTTATAAGTATTATGAAGTCCGCCTAAGTGATCTAATACTTTATGTTGTACGTTTTGATTATGTTGTGCTTGATTTTTATGTAAGTCCATCACAGAATTAAACCCTTGAGATTTTTCTTGGGCATCCATTTTAGCTTTATCTAAATGTGTCTTAACAGCTAAATTAGCACCTGCTTGATATTGTTGACTATCAATTCTATCTTTTTCAAGAGCTAGTTTAGCAATTTCAAACTGAGCATCAACTTGGTCTTTCTTAACTTTTCTATCAAGTTCAGCTTTCTTCAACTGCATTTCTTGTTGTTGTAATTGAATGATAGGGTCTTGTTGCATTTGTGCGTTCTGTGCAGCCTGTTGTTGCTGTTGATGTTGTTGTAATAACTGTTGAGAAGCTTTAGCAGCCATTTGAGATATTTGTGCTTCCATCTCAGCTGGTATAGGTTGTTCGTCTTCTTCTGTATTATCAGGATCATGGTATGGAGGTAGTGTAATACCCATTTGCATTTCAAGTTGTTTACGGTATTCAAAACCTAAATGCTCCATAATATGTGCAGTCATTGAAGCTTGTAATGTTTGCGCCATTTGTGGATTCATACCTACAAGTTGTTGTACATGTGGGTCTTGCATTGCTGATTGATGAACAGTAATGTGAGCTTGATGATCTTGATGTAAGAATGCCTTAACAGGTTTACCCTTAAGAATGTTTTGATTCTCACTAATTGGGTCAACAGGTTTTTGGTCGTCTGCCATG